GTCAATTGAAGTTGAGTTTGCTACTTCTGCAATACAGCACCTGCTGAACCACCTACGGAGTATAGTTTGATTTTACTATTGGCTTTGTCATATTCTACTTTGTATAGTGAATCTGTAAATTCAGGTATCACTGCAACGAGTGTAGAAATTCTTCCCTCTATTGTGAGGTCAGCTGCCACTCCATTGGTTGCATAAGCGTCAGAACCACCAGCAGTGACTTTGACCTTATAAATTCGCAGTTTAGAAGTTAATGCTGCTTGCCATGAAAGTGTTTTTCTCACGTTAGCTGCTGTCCAATCGGATGTACTTATTGTAACTGCCATATAAAAGTGTAGTATCTACCTATATATAAAGATTAAAAAAGAAAAAAGGATAGGTTTGACTAGAGTTTAATATCTCTNATNTTACCTTGAGATTTGAAGTGTCTACAGACAGTTTCACCCATAGTTCTGNATACNCCTTTCTCAACAAATGCATTGTTGACAAATGGATATGCAGGGGTTCTTCGAGTTGCTTCGTAGTATTCTGTTGGAATTGCGATTTGTATTCCTATTCTTGGATATCCGTAACCCTCAGCATCTGATGTGTCCAATGCGAATAATCTACCGATCTCTGCTGAGTCGCTAGCATTGCTTGGTGCATCCTTGCTTGGGATGAATGGGATTCCATAAATGGAGTCTACATGAATTCCTACACCTGTTCCTCGGAATGTTTGAATTCCGTTTACGTCGACTTGAACTAATGCTTCACCGTATGGGTTTGGAATACGGACTGAAGGCATGTATAAGCCTTGTATCTCGGAATAAACTTCGTGGGAACCTAGGAATACGTTTGGATCTTTACCTGCTGCAATACGGATCTTTCGTAAGAAAGTACGTAATGTATCGTCAGTAAGGACACCGTTAGTACCAATGGTACCTGAAGCAGATTCTACAGTACTATCAAAGTCAGTACCTGAGTCTCTGTCTATTGTTGCGTTAGCAGCCCAACAATCATAGTAACCACTATGTGAACCACCTAATGCATCTTCTTCAGCATCGCTGGAGATGATACGATCTAGTGTTTCAAAGTCGGTTGTACCAGTGTTATTGCCGGATGCGCCTGCAGCTTCAGCTTCAACATCTGCTAAAAGCATTCTATTAAGGAACTCTTTATGTTGTACAGCCATATACAATCGGAGTGAACCAAGTCCTCCCCAAATGTCGTCTTTAGAGTGTGTTGCCAGCCATTCCATTACTTCAGATGCTGAGAAAGGCAGTTGTGCTGTCTTTGGTCTAACATCAATTTCTTGGAGTGTTGGTTTTACAGTCTCTGCTATTTGTCCACCCTCTGCAGTACCACCTAAGGTAGTGTTACCGTTAGTAGTGTTGAGAGTTGGTTTTGCTGTAATTACACGCCATCCAGATTTATCCCAAGGGTACTTAGGTAAAATGCCGAAGGCGTTCGCTTCCAAGTTCAACTGTGCCCATGCATAAGCTCCAAATACGGCATTAAATGTGCCTGCAGTTGAAGTTGTGATTGGTGCGTCAGCTTTCCTTACAAGGTTTCTGTTGTGTCCATAGTAGAGTGCTTCAAGCTCATCGATTGTTTTCACTTGAACCATTTTAATATGCTCCTACTTCGTCTTCCGAAGGTNTGTAATACTTTCCACCGAGAATGTCACGAGCTACCTGTGCTAATCCTTCTGCTCCACCAGCTCTTGCATCTTTCAAAATCATTGACTCATCTTTAAAGGATTTGTCAACAGTTTCTAATGCTGCATTAGGTCGTGGGGTTTCGGTTGTGAAGGTGTGTTCGGATTTCTCAATTAAATTTGTATCGTCTGATTTTTGTTGCATTTTCAATCCACCTTTGTCTGATGAAGGTTTCTTGTCTCCAGATCTATCGTCATCTAATCCAGCTTGTCTGGAGTTTGATTGATATGTATCTGGTACAGTAACCTTTGCACCTACGTCGTCACTTGCTGCTGTTCCTTTTGGGGAAAGTGGCAAGTCAGTTGGTGTTTCCATAGCTTTCAATCTTGTATCTAAGTCACCCAAAGTATCTAATGTAGATTTTTGAGTTTCTGCGAGAGATTGAACTACTTCTGTCAATGTATCAAAACCTGATTTTACAGATTCTTGGAAAGATTTTTCTACTACATCATTGTCTGATTTTGCTACTTCAGATTGCTCTGATTTAGCAACTTCTTCAATATGTTCGTTAGAATTTTCTTCGTTGACCATGTCGTTAACTAAAACTATATATAAAGGGTATATAAAGATTTCGTTAATCCTTATTTACAGTGGTTTCTTTGTTTTGTGCACCTAATGCACTAACTAATTTCTCTTTTGGTGCTGCTTGACCACCTAGTTGATTATTACCATCTTCTGTTTGATAGCCTGATTTTTCAACATCGTCTTCAGGTTCTGATGTTACAGCACTTGCAACAGTTTGTGCTACTGCTCTACCTGCACCTGCTAATAATGCACCAACTACCTTATTTACTGCTGCATCTGAAAAAGAACGTTTTACTTGTTTTTTATCACTGTTTAATGGATTATTTACACCTTCTGTATCTGTTGTAATTAGGCTATTTTCACCACTACCTTGCTTATGTGCATCTGAAGCACCTAACATTCTACTTCCAAGTGCAGTACCTGTTGATGATGGAGAATCATTTTTACCTATACCACCTTCTATTTTTGGTATTTTTGTATCAACACCGTCTTTTATTTCACCTATTTTATTGTCTGTTTTAATTGGTTTTACAGTTTTACCCATACCTCCAGCATCTACTGTTTGTGATGCTGTTGCTGGTACAATATCTGCGTTTGACAAATCTTCACCTTTATCTACATAACAGCCAAATTTGTCACATTTTATGATTTCTTTACCATCACCTCTAGGAACTGATGGAACCATTGCTTTTGCTAATGGATTATGATCTGTGATTAATGCTAATGGTACTGCTGGGTCTTTACATACTGCTACCTCATAATGTTCTAAATCTGTCAATGCATATGCTACATCTCCATCTTTCATTACTTTAGGTGTTCTATCTGCTTTAGTTGCTCCACCAAATGATAGTCCTTTGTATTCACCAGATTTTATCTTTTCCCAAATATCTGTATCTAATTCATAATTTTTATGTATTTTACCAGTTAGTTTAATTGCTGGATATGTTACACCGTCATGTTCAAATGTTGTTTTCATAAAGTTAATTCCTTTACCTACAACTCTGTTAGAATGTGTATCTGTGATAGGTGCTCCTCTATCCATCCATAATGGTAATACTTTGTATAACTCATCTACTATGGTAATTTCACCCTGTTTATCTTTCATTTCAACTGTTAGAAAACCTTCAAAGAATCTATTATCATTAGTAGAATCTAATATTGTCATTGATTTGGTTAGTAATTTTCCAACTCTTTCCATTATATATAATAAAATGTTCTTATATTTAAGTTTAAAAAAGGTGAAATGGTTGGCTTATTCAGCCAAAACATAGCCATTTACTCTTTCTTTGCTTTTGAAACTAGCAAAGTCAGCTAGCAAAACCAGTTGTTAAACCGATTAATCCTAGACCTACTAAACCTACACCTTCAGCTACAACCGTTTGTGCGATTGCTATTGCTGCGAATGTAGATATAATTAGTCCACCTGCTAACTTTCTTGCTGAGTAAGGCTCTTCAGAGTGTAAATATCCTCTTAGGGTATTTAGACCTGCACCAACGACTGCAGCAGCTACAGTTACTAATACTGGATCTACCATAGAGAATTGCGCTATCTACCATTATATAAAGTTATTTGTCCCCTAACACTTTACCTACTAGGTCTTCTAGGTCAGAATCTGCTTCTTGATGAAGCCTATTAGATTGTCTGTCTAGGGCAGAAGCCAAAATAATGAGGGCTTTTTGGAGGTGTTCAACCTTTAGGCATAAATCTTTTTGTGTAGCAGATAATTTCCTAAAGTAAGCAATTAATGNTCCACCACTTCCAATTACCAGTCCTATAACTATTTCAGAGAATAGTGTATCTATTATTTCGAACATATTAAATACAAGTCTAACAACTATTTAAACTTTCGAAATTGGTATTAAGAATCCGTCTTCTATCATGTTTAACNCCAATTCAGGTTCTTCATGAAAAAGATTTAAAACTTTTTCGGATACATTTTCACAATCTATATTTCCACATTTATAACATATGTAAACTATTATATTATCAGATGAATAACCATATTGTATACTACCACATGGACACCTTAAATCCCCTTCTTCCATGTCTATAAATCAAAACCTTTATTAATAAAGATAACCATCCAGAAGGTATGGGTATTTCTGTACATGTATATGACTCTATAGATGAATATGTTAAAAGAAATGGTCGTTTAGTTTCAGATAAATCAGAAATAAATGATGCATCAATATCATTAAAAGATATATGGGTTACACAAGATGAAAAACTTAGAGTTGTATTGGACTGTGAAAAGTTTTATGAACGTCCAGACACATCAAGATCAATAAGTTGCTTTCAAAGAAACAATATAAATAAATATCAAACTGGTGATGAGAAATTAGTAAAATATGATGACGTATCTTTTGACCCAAAAACCGAAAATATACAGTTTTTCAAAAAAAGATTAAGAAAAGCACCAATATTTTTTAAAGTAGGAAAGTTTTGTGGTGATATGCCAAAAAAAACTGCAAAAATAAACTGGGAATACAAATTTTTTAATTTAAAAGCAAATAGAATAGATTTTATATTATTATAGTGTTATCTTCTGTTACCTAAGTTTTTTCCCATTATAATTTTCCAGTCTTTACCGTGTTTTTTTCTCATTTTTTGCCAAAATGGGTCTGCACCAAACTGTCCACCTTTCTTATTATACTCTTTTGTCACGTTAGCAATTCTTCTATGACATGTATTACAAAATCTAGCGTTAATTTGCTCTATACCAAATTTGTATTTACCACAAAAGAAACATAACCCATACATTTTATGTGTAATTGTTGCTAAAAGTGGCTCTCTACCACGTTTACTAGCACAGTCACCACAAATATCTGCAATAGTTGCTGCAGAAGCATCTCTTTTAAAACAATTTATACATATAGCCTCTTTATAGTGATCAACTCTTGTATATTCATCTGCTTGATGTTTCTCCCACAATTTTTTTCCGTGGTCTGTACCACCATCATCTACATTTAATTTAGTTGCCAAATTTAATTTTGTGATAATTTTATTTTCTTTAATGCGTCTTGTACAATAATGTAAATATTTCTTACTGCATAATCACTATTAGCTTGAATTTTTATTTCACTTAAAATTTCTTCAATAGTAGCGTTAATTGCTTTTAAATCTGCAGTGTAAATTGGTGTTTTTTGTGTTTTTTTCTTAAACTCTTCTGTTCTATTAATTTTCTCTATTGCTTTTTTTGCTGCTTCATTAACACTTGCTTGTGTTGAACGAACCTTTGTACCAGATGGTAGTTTTGTTTTTCTTGCGTCATCTGTTGTAGGTATTTTTTTAGCCATAGTAATCACTATTTAATCTGATATATAAAGATTAAAATCCGTCTTCCTCCCATCTCTTTGTATCTGATAATTCTTGTTTAACAATTTCTCTTGCTTGTCTAACTGTCATGTTTGCTTTGGTTCTTAGTTCATCAACTGCTTTTGTTTTTGTCCAGTCAAAGTCTATTGCACTTTGTAATGTAGACTTTACAATTTCAAAGTTAGCTGGTGTTATACCGTCTGGGAATTTCTTTGGTTGTAAGAATGGTTGTATTTCTGCTTTTTTAGATTGTGATGTACCACTTCCACTTGCTGGTGCACCCTGTCCTACTCCACCTTTATCAGATGGTCTTTGTTTCTTTGGTTTACCGTCAACTTCTTGTTGGTCTTCTTTTGGTGCAGCAGTTCCTCTACCACGTCCCTTAGAACCAGAAGTGTTTGGTTTGTCACTCTCATTATTACTTTCTAACATCATCATAGTTGGATTAATAATTGGGTTCTTCGATACCTTAAACTCACCAGTGTGTGTTTTTGTAACTTCGAATCCCATTGCTTGCATAGCAGCCATNTTCTGTATNTCTACACCTTGTATTTGTAAGTCTCTTAGTTTATCATTCTCTTCTCCACCTTTCAATCTTAATTCCCAATCATCAACATCTAACATTGCAGCAAATTTCTTAAAGAATGAAGTATAAAGAATGTACTTGACCCCATTTAATTGCTCTGTTTGTAATTGTAACTTGTAAACCTTCTTGTGACCATCCAGATGGTAATTCACCAAAGTATAATGGTAATACACCAAACACTGCACCAATAATCATTCTTAGTTCTCTTCTTATTTCTGTAAATTCTAATTCTTTTAATGAGCCTGTAAAGTCTAACCACTGTGCCATGTTTTTACTGCCTTTGTCACTTTCCACTAAAAGTGGGTGTATGGTATATGGATCTTCTATTGCTTTTTCTTCTAACACATCCCATGATTTTCTAAACGTTTCATAGTTACGAGATGCAATAACTAGCATACCTCTTGGAGGTCTCATCTTATCAAAGTATTTTCTAATATACTCATCCATATGAGATAAAGACATAGCTTTTGACCATATAGAGTAAATTGGGCTGTATCCATAAAGTAATGATGGTTTGTATTTACCAGCCTTCCAAATAATCTCACCTTCACCATAAACTACACGTTTTGGTTGTGGTATACCTATGGAATATACAGAGTTAACTTCTAATACTGCTTTCAATGCTTCTGCACCACATCTATCACATTTTGGTGTGGTCAATCTTTTATCACGGTGTTCAAATCTTGGGCATACAAAAATTTGGTTTCTCTTATCATCATAACCTATTCTACCATCAGAGTCAGCAATTAATGCTACTTGAGGAGGGTCAATTCTTAGTAGTTCTTTTACTTCTGATGCATCATGATCAATTCTACCACTTGCGTCATCAATCTTATAATTCTTAAGTACTAAACAGTATGCATTATCTGCAACTTCCAAATCTCTCTCTAATTGTCTTGACAAGTCTTCTAAAGTCTGTTCGTTACCATTAATTGGTTTTTCTAGCATATCTTCAAGTTTCTTTCTATTTTCTGGAATTGGTCTTAANAAATCATTGCTACCACATGTATCACATTCCATTTCACTTGTAGGGTTTATTTCATGTGCTATTGCCTTCTTTGCTTCATTTCTTGGTATGGTGTTAGACTCATTATTCTGATTTTGTTCAAATGGTTGGTCATCAGTATGGTCACCTTTTAATGGCTGATATTGGAATTCTTTACCACAATT